ATCTCGGCGCGAAGCGGTGTGGCCCCCTACTGCCACATGACTGCGAGCGCGAACTCAAGGCCATGCTGCAACAGTGGCGAGTCTGGGATTGGCCCTGGCAGGACAGCTGGGCGCATCCGGTCTTCTCCGCCAAAAGCGAGTGGTTCTACGCAACCCCTGAGGTCGGCCAGCTCATCCGCGCCTACATCCAGAAGGTGCGCTGATGTCCTGGATCAGCGTCCGCAACTGGCGGAAGTTCCAACACTACGACCCCGCGAAACGGCAGCCGCCGTGGATCAAGGTCTACAACGAGCTCCTCGACGAGGACGCCTACGCCAGCCTCACCCTACGCCAACGAGGGCTCCTCCACGGCATCTGGATGGCGTACGCGCGGTCACGCTGTGGCTTGCGCGTGGCTCGCGTGGGGCTAATGGTTGGCGACGATACGGTCCGAATTCGGGATATCGAAGCGCTCAACCATGCGGGTTTCATCGAGATTGTTGCTAGCAAGACGCTAGCGGAGGGATATCACGATGCTAGCGCTCACGCGCGCCCGCGCGCTCGCGTAGAGACAGAGACAGAAGAAGAAAACCCCCCTACCCCTAACCCTGCCGTAGACGCCACCACCAACGGCCACGACAACGTCGGCGAACTCATCCAGCAGACAACCGACGCCCTCGAGGACATCCCGTTCTGATGGGTAGGGGAGGGTTCCAGAACTGGCAAGACCTCCGCGACCACCTCATCGACCTCTACAACGACACCCCCCACCCCGTCACCGAACAAGAGATCATCGACGCCTACCAGCTCCACCCAGACCACCTCACCAAGGTCGCGCTCGAGATCGCCGGCGACACCAACATCAGCAGCCACTGGGGCGTACTCGCACACCGCGCCAGCCGCATCCGACAGCCCCCCAGCAACCCCAAAGCCGACCACAGCCGCGAACGCGAAAAGCGGATCGACCGAGCCGAAACCTGGATCTACAACGCCGGCATCCACTTCCACGAACAACACGAGGTCCAAGACGAGCTCTTCGGAGACCGCGGGCTCCTCCACGCCTACGCCAAAGACGAAGACCTCGTCGACCGCATCCTCGCACTCTGGGCCGAGAAACGACCGATCGGTGAGAAGATCGAAGCTGAAGCCCACACCAGAGCGGAGAAGTGGAAGGAACAGCACACCGAGACCCCGGAAGACGACGACATCCCCTTCTAGGAGACCACCATGGCAGAGCACATCGAACCCGAACCCACGCTCTACGTCATCCTCCAAGCCACCGCCAGCGAAGGCGGCACCTGGGACGAGGTCGGCAGCATCGGTGCCCGCTCAACCGACCACGCAATCCGCCAATACTTCAGCCGGCGCGAAACACCAAACGGAAAACGAGTCGTCGCAATTCCCGCCCGCTCATTCCAACCCGTCACCCTGAAGGTCGAAACACAAACCGTAATAAAACTCCAGCCCGCCACCAGCCAGGACACCCAATGAACGACCAGCCGACCCGCCTCGCCACCTACCTCTACGGGCTCACACTAGGACTGATGCTCGGGATCATCATCGGCATCCTCGCCGAACGAGCCTTCTCATGAGCAAGCCCATCAACACCACCGAACTCCGCCGATGGGCTGAGTACCAGCGCAGCAAGACGCCAGCGTCATCATGGGAGACCCCACCAGCCCGCGCAATGCTCGCCCTCCTCGACACCGTCGAAGCCGCCCACGAAATGGCCGACGCATACGAAGCCATCGCCGTCTACCCCGAAGGATCAGTCGGATTCGAAAACGCCAACGAAGCGCACACCGCACTCCGCCAAGCTCTCGCCCGCTTCACCAGCCAAGAGAACACATGAGCGCCCTCAACCGAATCAGCTACCCAATCGACCGGATGTACGACGGTCTCCACGCCACACTCAGCGACCACCCCGTCGCATCCGGCTACCTCCTCGTTGTCGGCGGCATCATCGGCGGCATCATCGGCTACTGGATCGCATGACCACCCCCACCCCGCTCACCCCCAAAGAACACCAAGCCTGGCAACTCCACACCCGCGGCATGAGCACCTACAACATCGCCGCAGCACTCGGCATCAGCAGAGCCGCAGTCAGAGACCGACTCCAACGAGCCCAACGCAAACTCCGCGACCAGGAGGCCGCGTGAAACCAGACCCAGAATGGCAAGCATTCAAGGCTGCAATGACCTACGAAGCCGGCGCACTAGCAGCCGGACGTGACCGAGACACACTCGCCCAAAGCCAACAGAACGTCCTCGAAACAATCCATCTCAGCGAATACACACACGCCTTGCTCGGCCTAGCCATCGCCATCGCTGACCAAGACGAAGGCAGCCAGTTCTACTGGCTAACATCGCTAGCATCAGTAGGACGGGCTGGAGGCGAATGGGTGAAAGGCCGAGACCCACACGGCAAGCACGAACTCAACGTAACGAAGCCATGAACATCAGCCGCCAACAAGCCCTCGCAGAGCTCAAAGCCCACCAAGCACGAGTCCTCGCCAAAATCCTCCAAGACATCAACCCCGACGAACAACCCTCGAAATATCGAACCCCCCCGGGGGGTGACAACCAAAGACTCCGCGGCATCCCCGCCGTAGGCCGCGGGGTAGCCGGAGCCATCCCCAACACCACCCCAGGAGCCTTCCGATGAAACACGGCACCACATACGGATACGAAAAAGGCTGCCGCTGCACCCACTGCACAGAAGCAAAACGCATAGCCCACCAAGCATCACGCCAACGCCTGCGTGCAGCGAACGCCCCCAGCTACCAACGAGAACTCGCCACAGCACGAGCCTACAAAGAAACCACTCGAGGCACCTGCAAAGACTGCGGCAACCCCACATCATGGTCAGACAGCAAACGACCCATCAAACGCTGCGACCCCTGTTACCGGCAACACACCGCCGCCCAACACGGCACCTACTCCAAGTACACAGCCGGCTGCCGCTGCGACCCCTGCCGGACAGCCAACACTGAACGGATGCGCCAATACCGGGCCGCACGCCGCGTCGTCCGCACCGGATAGCTATACTCCCCGACCAGCAGACGCACCGTAGGAAACAGGAACCCACCTGCCTACCTGCCCACGCCACCGGTGTCACCAAAACCAGCCGCTCGAGAGGGCGGCTTCGTCGTGAAAGGACCACGTTGACGACATACAGACAGCGACTCGAAGCAGGACTACACACAGCACCAGACCAGCAGGAAGACCGCACAGTCGCAGACCTCAAGACAGCACTCGCCGCACTCGGCCAACCAACCACAGGCAACAAGACAGAGCTCGAGAAACGACTGAAGACAGCACAGAAGAACGCTTGACCACAACGAACCAGACAACGCTCAAGCTCACACCGCTCGTCGCTGCAGTCGTTCGCAACGAACCGCGCGACTCCGAGCTCAGACTCTGGAACGAAACACACTGGCTCCCGTTGCCGAAGACGAAAACGGTTTTTAAGAACGGGGCGGCCAAATGACCCCCGCATCTGTTTTTCCCTCCCTATCGCGGAATCCGCGGTGTCGGCGGAGGAAGGCGTCTGGTCGCTATGGATCGGGTCACTTCGCTTTGCGTCGCCGGCTTGAGCCTGTTGTCGCTTTGGGACACACGCCGTGTGCTCGGTGCGGTGAGCTGATCGGGCCGGGTGAGGCGTGGGATCTGGATCACAAGGACGATCGGCGCGGGTATCTCGGTCCGTCGCATGCTCGGTGTAATCGGTCGACGCAGAAGTCGCGGCGGAGGTCGCGGGCCTGGTGAGCACACTGGAGTTGGTGCGGCCGCGGGTGGAGTGGGTGCCGCCGGCGCCGAGTTCGTTGGGGGATGAGGCGGTTGAGTTCGCGCGGTCGATCGGGTTGACGTTGGATGCGGAGCAGGAGCTCGTTCTGAGGTCGTCGCTGGGGGTGCGGGAGGACGGCCGCTGGCAGACCCGTGAGGTGGGGCTGAATGTGCCGCGGCAGAACGGGAAGGGTGAGGTGCTGTTGGCGCGGGAGCTGTTCGGGCTGTTCGTGCTCGAGGAGCCGTTGGTGATCCATACGGCTCACGAGTTCAAGACCAGCGCGGAGCATTTTCAGCGGTTGGAGGCGGTGTTCCGGGCGAACGACGAGCTGGACCGTCAGGTGAAGCGGCGGCCGTCGGGGCAGGTGGTGGGGTACCGGTACTCACACGGCGAGGAGAGCGTCACTCTCCAGGATGGCCGGCGGATCGAGTTCAAGACCCGGACGAAGTCGGGGATGCGCGGTTTCGCCGGGGTGACGTTGTTGGTGCTGGATGAGGCGATGATCATCAGTGAGGCGGGGTTGAACGCGGCGTTGCCGATCATCCGGGCGTCGAAGGCGGAGCGTGGCCCGCAGCTTTGGTACACGGGTTCGGCGGTCGACCAGGAGATCCACGACCACGGGATTGTGTGGACGCGGGTTCGTGAGCGCGGCCTGCAGGGTGGCGACCAGGACTTGGCGTACTTCGAGTGGTCGCTGGATTTCGAGCACCCGGACGACGTGCCGGACGCGGTGACGGATGATCCGGAGGCGTGGCGTCAGGTGAATTTCGCGCTCGAGCATGGCCGGGTGACGGAGGAGCACATGGCGTGGGAGCGGCGGGCTCTTAGCGACCGCGGGTTCAAGGTGGAGTTGCTCGGTGTGGGGGATTGGCCGGCGACGGACGGTTCGGCGGATGTGCTGGTGTCGCAGGAGGAGTGGGCGTCGGTGGAGGACCCGGAGTCGGTGCTTGTCGACCCGGTCTGTATCGCGTTCGACGTGTCGCCGGATCGGCACTCGAGCGTGGTGGCTGCGGGCCGGAACGAGCAGGGCAAGTTTGCGGTGGAGCTCGTGCATGCGCGGTCGGGGACCGGGTGGTTGACGGAGCGGCTGGTGTCGCTGTACGCGAACCATGATGTGCAGGAGGTCGTGTGTGACGGGTTTGGGCCGGCGGCGGCGATCGCACGGAAAGCCGACGAGGCTGGGATCAAGGTGCGGTTGCTCGACAGCGGTGATTACGGGAAGGCGTGCGGGCTGTTCGTCGACGCTGTTGGTGAGCAGACGTTGCGGCACATGGGGCAGGACGAGTTGAACGCTGCGATCCGGGGCGCGAAGGCTCGTCCGCTGGTGGATCGGTGGGCGTGGTCGCGGACGAAGTCGACCGTGAACATCAGCCCGTTGGTGGCGGCCACGCTCGCCCTGTACTCGGCCGTCGAGAACGACGTCGGCACCGTGGAGATCTACTGATGGGCCTGCTACGCCGGCTGATGGGGCCGACCCCCGGCGAGATGGTGAAGCGGGAGATCGATGTGGTGCCGCTCGAGGGCACGAACATGTCGCTGTTCCATTCGATCATCCCGTCGTGGTGGTCGGCGAACGGCCTGTCGGATTCGGCATCGTGGATGCCTGGTGGGGCGCTGCTCGCAGACCGGGTGTGGGTCGCGAACCGGTGTATCCAGATGAACGCGCAGCAGATCGCGACGATGCCGATCCAGTTCCATGCGTCGCCGGGGACGCTGGAGCCGGCGTGGGTGTCGTCACCGGATCCGTTCTGGTATCCGAACGGGATCGCCGACGCGCTGTTCGCGATCGTGGCGCAACTCTATGGGTGGGGGTTCTCGTGCCAGTACGTCACCGACTACTACGCGGACGGGTTCCCGCGGACGTGGACGGTGCTGGACTCGGCAGCGATACAGATCCGGTTGGAGGAAGGCCGACGCGTCTACAAGTACGGGGAGACGGAGCTCGACCCGTCGCGGGTGATCCAGATCGACCGTGACCCGGGGGCGCGGGTGCATGGGACGTCGGCGTTGAAGTCGTACGCGCAGAACGCGTGGGGGCTGTTGGCGGCCGGGAACCAGTCGATGACGGTGAACCAGGGTGGGACACCGAAGTTCTATTTGAAGTCGGAGCGGAAGCTGGATAAGGCGCAGGCGGAGCGGCTGCAGACGCAGTGGATGACTTCGGCTGGCTCGAGGAATGGGGCGCCGCCGGTGCTGCCGCCGGAGATCACAGCGGAGGAGATGAGCTTCGACCCGTCCGAGCTGGCGTTGTTGGAGACGCAGGAGTTCAACGCGAAGGCGATCGCGACCGCGTTCGGGGTGCCGCCGGTGCTGATCAACATGGCGATGGCCGGCGGGCTCCTGTACCAGAATCCGGCGCAGCTGGGTGAGATGTGGTGGCGGTTCGAGCTGCGCCCGTTGGCGACGAGGATTGCGAATGCGTGGTCGGCGCAGATGCTTCCGCGGGGGCAGTGGGTGACGTTTGATGCGGCGGACACGTTCATGCCGCTGACGGAGATGTCGGATGACGATGATCCGCAGGCGTCGCAGGTGGCGAAGGCGACCCCGGCTTCGCAGCCGGCGAGGCTGACAGCGATCGGAGGGCAGGACGCATGACAGAGATGCTCAAGTTCGACCACACGCAGACTGAGACGGCCGAGAGGCCGTTTCTCGTTAGGGAATTCGCTGCGACAGCGGTCGAGGTCGTGGGGCGCACCGTCGATGTGCGGGTGGTGCCGTTCGGTGAGGTCGCCCGGGTGGCTGACCCGCCGAGCTGGGAGCCCTACGAGGAGGAGTGGATGCCCGGGGTGTTCGACCACCAGCTCGGCGCCGCCAACCGGATCCACGCCCGATACGGGCACTCCCCGCACGGGATCGACGTCGTCGGGCACGGGATCGAGCTCCGCGCCGTGGACGGGGACGGATACCACGTTTCGACGAAGATCCACCAGACCGCCGTCGGTGACACCGCCCTCGAGCTGCTCCGTGACGGGGCGCTCCCGGCGGTGAGCCTTGAGGCGCAGCCGGTCCGGTCGGTCCGGTCGAAGGCGGGGGTGGTGCAGCGGATGAAGGCGAACCTGCGTGGGTTCGCGTTCTGTGTGCAGGGCGCGTTCCCGTCGGCGCAGGTGCTCGCGATCCGCGAGAAGCCCGAGCAGATCGTCGACGAGGTTGAGCTCACACCGGATTTGGACCCCGAGCTGGTCGAACGCTGCCGCCGGCTCGGCATTCGTCTACCGCAGCGATACCAGGCGCACCCCGACGAAACGGGCACCCCGGATGAGTCCGGCACCCCCGACGGCACCCGCCAGCCCAGTAACGACAAGCCCGAAGGTGAGGAAGGATGAGCATGCTGAAGACGCGGCTTCAGAGCCGCATGGACAAGCGGGACGTCGTCGCCGCCAAGCGCGACGAGCTCCTGCGGGAGGCTGGGGACGGCGAGCTGTCGGACGCCAGCAAGAAGACCGTCGAGCTGTACCGGGAGGAGATCCAGGGGCTCGACGTCGAGATCGAGCAGCTGACCGCCGACGCTGAGGCCGCCGATCGGGCGGAGGAGGCCGCGAAGGCGCTGAAGCGGGCGCAGCTCGCCCAGTTCAACGGCGGCGACGGCGAGGACGGTGTCGTGTACCGGTCGATGGCCGAGTACGCCCGCGACGTGATCCTGTCCCGTGAGGGGCAGACCGCGGCGATGATCCGGGCGCAGTTCGGGGACAAGCAGGGGATCGAGGCAGCGAAGTCGCGGCTCGAGCTCCTGCAGCGGACCCCGGCGAACACGCTGTCGTCGAACGTCGCCGGCCTGATCCCGCAGCAGCACATCGCGGAGATCTTCCAGGTGATCAACGAGTCTCGGCCGATCGTGAACAGCGCCCAGCGGGCCACGCTCGAGCGTGGCGTCCTCGCCTACCCGCGGGTCGACACCAAGCCGGTCGTCGCGGTGCAGTCGTCGGAGAAGACCGAGGCTGGCAACACCGGGATGGCGATCAGCATGCAGACCGCCACCGCTTCGACGTACCTCGGCGGCGGCGACCTGTCCTGGCAGGCGATCAACTGGTCGACCCCGAACGCCCTGGATCTGTGGTTCCGGCTGACCGCCGCGGACTACGCGCTGAAGACGGAGCAGGACGCCGCACAGGTGCTCCAGCACTCCGCGTTCACGTTCAACACCTCGACGACGCTGGGTGCGTCACCGACGTTCGCGGAGTTCATGACCGCGGTCGGCGCCGGCTACGGCGAGGTGTGGTCTGGGAGCGGACGGGTCATCAACACGATCTACATGGCACCGGACAGGTACGGGTACCTGCTCGGGCTGACGTCGACGGCCCCCGCGATGTTCTCGAACGTGAGCACGTCGCAGATCGCGGGGCTCGACGTGGTCGTGTCGAGGGGCATGGACGCTGGTGTCATCGTCGTCGGCGACCGGAATGGGCTGCTGGTGGCTGAGACCGCCGGCGCCCCCGTCGAGCTCCGCGTGACGGAGCCGGCGATCGGTGGTGTCGAGGTCGGCCTGATCGGCGCGTTCGAGGCCGTCGTCGTCGACGCCGGCGCGTTCTCGATGATCACCACGGCTTCGTAACGGAGGGAAGGCAACGGTGAACGGGGGCGGGCCGAAGCATGGTCCGCCCCCGCCACAAACACACATGAACCAGGAGGACTGAAATGGCAGTTGGACTCGCATCAGGACAGGCGAATGCGATCCTCGACGCCCTGTGCCGGTCCGTTGCGTATTCGGATCCGGCTGAGTTCTGGGTGAAGCTTCACACCGGGGATCCCGGCTCGGCTGGTACGTCGAACGCGGCGACGGAGACCACACGGAAGCAGGCGACGTTCAGCGCGGCGTCGGGTGGGGCGATCACCACGTCGGGTGCGCTGGACTGGACGAACGTGTCGACGACGGAGACGTACTCGCATGTGTCGTTCTGGTCAGCGTCGTCGGCGGGGACGTTCCTCGGCTCCGACGCGCTCGACACCTCGAGGAGCGTGACGGCCGGTGACAACTTCACGATCGCCGCCGGCGACCTCGACCTGTCGATCACCCCGATCGCCGCGTAACGATGCCCCGGTCTCCCCGACCGTCGAAACAGAAGCCAGCGGCGGCCCAGCCGCTCACGCCGGAGGAGAAGGCCGTGCAGAAGCGGATGGCTGAGATCATCGCGGCGGGTGACGTCTACGAAGACCTTGTGGCGGTGAGGCGTACCGCCATCGCCCAACTGAGAGGCGGACGAGGTGCCGGCTGAAACCCTGGACCTGTATATCGAGCAAGGCGCCACGTTCGCGTACACGATCACGTGGCGAGACTCCGACGACGAACTGGTGGACTTGGACGGCTACACGGCCCGGATGCAGTTGCGGTCGACGGAGGAGGCGGCCGACCCGGCGGCATTGTCGCTGACCACGGAGAACAGCCGGATCGCTCTGGGTGGGGCGGCCGGCACGATTGTCCTGACCGTCGACGCTGATGACACGGCGGCGGTGACAGCCGGCAGCTACTCGCAGAACGGCACCACCACGTTCACGGCGGGCACGGACTGGACTGAGGCCGGCGACCAGGCGTCGCAGGGCACCACCTTCGCGCGCACCAGCGGCGCCCAGTACCGGTTCGTGACGTCATCCTCCGCGTACACGGGTTCGGGGACGACGAGCGCGACAGGCAACTGGGCGGCGCTGATGGCCGCGTTCAGGTTGGAGGCCGCCTGATGCCGGTCGCCTGGTACTTCGTTCCGTACAAGCGCCGCGACATCGTCCCCGGCCGGCCGGGCCGCTACTGCGCCATGGACGACTTCACCACGCAGATCCGCGCCGATCCCGAGTACCAGGGTGGGGCACCGTGGTCGGAGTGTGAGTGCTTGGGCGACCAGGCGATCGTGAAAGTGCGGGCCTCGAACGGTCTGTTGACGACGATCAACGCAGCGGCGGGGTTCCAACGTGTGCCGGCCCGGTTCACCGACCTCAACCAGACGCTCGGGGACCTGACCACATCGGAGCGGAACCAGTTGACGAACAAGCTGCTGTCGTTGGGATACACGTCGGGGGAGATCACGGCGGCGATCGGGTCGACGAACGGGCAGTGGCGGGCGAAGACGCTGCGGCAGGTGCTTCGGTTCGCGCTGACCCGCCGTCGGAAGCCCCGCTATGACTCGGGCGCGGACGCGATCGTGCTGGACGGTCCCACCCAGGTGTGCCGTGACGTTGACGAGGCGAACGCGGTGGTGGTCTAGGTGGCGTTCCCGACGACCTCAGTCCAGAAAACGTTTCCGCAGTCAGACGGCTTGTTGACCAGCCAAGACAGCGATTTCAGCGCTCTCGGGGGCGCCACGACCTCATCGATCGTCAGCAACACCGTGGTAAACGGCACGGCTGCCTATGTCGGAAACTACCTAGACACGCCCGCCGATCAGGGCACCGACATGGAGTGCTACATCGACTGTGTTGACAGCGGCGCGTACTTCGGTGTGTTCGCACGGTTGACGACGCCGGCTGGTTCGTACGATGGCTATCAGGCGTCGTGGGCCACACCGACGGTTACCGCTCAGCGTCTCGACAATGGGGTGCAGACCCAGATCGGGTCGTCCGCGTCAGTGACTCTCGCGACCGGGGACGCGCTCGGTGTCGAGGTGATCGGCTCGGCGATCAAGGTGTACACGCGACAGTCCGGAACGTGGACGGAGCGGGTCTCGACGACCGACGCCACGTACTCAGCGGCGGGAACGGTCGCGTTCGACATGTTCCAGGGAGGCTCGTTCATCGGCCTCGACAACATGGGGTACGGCCCGGCAGTGGCCGCAGGTACCTCGTTGCCGCGCCGGTCGCGGCGCGCATACGCAGGACTGACAATGAGAGGAGCACGCTAATGGGCCGCATCTACACGGTCTCGTTCGATGTGGACGCGGCCACCACCGCCGACGACCTGCTCGAACTCGACGCTGCCGCGGAGAAGCCGATCACCGTCCTCGGCTGGTACCTGTCGCAGTCAACCGAGCTCGGTGACGCGGCTGAGGAGGCGATCCGGTACGGGTGGGTCAGGGGCAACACCACCTCGGGTTCGGGCGGTTCGACGGTGACGGCGCGGCCGTGCAACCTGACCGACGCCGCAGCCGGCTTCAGCTGCGAAACGAACAACACCACCGTCGCATCGGCGGGCACCGCCGTCACGCTGTTCGCCGGGGCGTGGAACCTCCGCAACCCCGACCTCGTCTGGTTGCCGGAGGGATGCGGGTTCACCACCTCCGGGACGGCGCTGCTGTGTCTGCGGCTGCTGGCGGCACCCGCTGACTCGACGTCGTTCGCTGTGACGGCCTGGGTGCTCGAGGAGGGCTAGTGCGGTACCCGCGCCGACTCTACGCGTCACGGGTTCAGCCGCACCTGTATGGGCGGCGTGCCCGGAAGCTGTCGAAGGTTGCGGGTGGGACGACCCACTTCGGTTCCGCGGCGCTCGGCCTCACCCTTGGTGTAGCCACCAACGGGACACGGACACGGTTCGGGACCGTCGCGTTGCCGCTGACGCTGACGGTCGCCACCAACGGCACCCGGCGAACCGCGAGCTCGGCCGCGCTGACACTGACGCTCGAGCGGGCCACGGCAGGAACCCGGACGACGTTCAGCACCGTCGCGCTCCCGCTCACCCTCACCATGGGGACCGCGGGCGCGAAGACGACCGCGAGCTCGGCGAGCCTCGCCCTGACGTTCGCGGTAGCGACGAACGGCGCCCGGACGACCACGAGCAGCGCCTCCCTGCCGCTCACACTGACGGTCGCGACCGCGGGCACCCGCACCCGGCTCGGGTCCGCCACCCTCCCGCTCACCCTGGGCATCGCGACCGCCGGCGCGAAGACCACCACCAGCAGCGCGTCGCTGCCGCTGACGTTCACTGTCTTCACCAACGGCACCGTCACCACCGGGATCGCCGGCAGCGCCTCCCTGCAACTCACGTTCGGGGCGGCGGTCGCTGGCAAGGTGACGGCGAAGGGCCGCTCCGACCTCACCCTCACCCTTGCCACGCAGACCGTCGGCAGGATCACCGCCCGCGGCAGCGCGACGCTCGCGCTCACCCTCGGTGTCGCCACGGTCGGCCGGGTCGGCAGCTTTGCCACCTCGAGCCTGCCGCTCACCTTCAACATCGCGACCCGCGGCAACATCCCCGAGCCGACCCCGACAGAGCAGGAGATCCTGACCGGCTGGATCGCCACCGCCGTCACCGGCCACACCGGTGGTGGTGTCGGCGGCCGCATCCGCACCCCGACGACCGGGAGCATCGCGTAATGCCGCACGCGGATCCTGAAGCTGGACGTGCGTACCACCGGCGCTACTACCAGGAGAACCGCGAGCGCATCATTGCTCGCGCTAAAGAATGGGCCGCAGCGAATCCTGATCGCGTCAAGGAGCGAAGCAAGGCATGGCACGCCGCCAATGCGGAACAAAAACGGGCCATCAATCGTGCGCGGTACCTGGAAAACCGCGAGGCGATCATTGCGCAAGTGCGCGAACGAGAACGCCGTTTACTCAGGGAGCAGCCGGAATTGTTGCGGGCACAGAACCGTGACAAGGCCGCGCGGCGGCGTGTACGTCTACGCTCGGCGCTGGTCGAAAGAGTCGACGCATTGCGGGTATGGGAACGTGACTGCGGCATCTGTGGCATCTGCGGGGAAAGCGCCGACCCAACCGACTGGCACCTCGACCACATCGTTCCAGTCTCCAGAGGTGGCGAACATTCTTACGCCAACGTGCAAGTGACTCACCCGTTCTGCAACAGGCGAAAGGCGGCGTCATGAGCCAAGTGGTGACGTTTTCGAACTACGCCCCGACCCCCCGGTATGACGGCGACCCGTGGACGAAAGTGCTCATCCAGGAAGCCACCACCGCGGACGCAGACGATGGCGACTGGACGACGATCGACACCATCACCCTCTCCCCGGTCGACGCCGACCCGACCGACCCCGCCATCCGTGACTTCACTACCGACCAGGCGAGCGACACCGCCGGTCTCTGGTACCGGCTCATCTTCGCCGACGCCGACGACGACGAGCTGCTGCCGACGGTGCCGGTGCAGAACGTCGCGCCGATCACCGCCTATGCGACGGTGGATGAGCTCGCCCGGATCCTGAAGATTCGGCAGCCATCGGCGGAGCAGGAGGCAGCGATGGAGCGTGTCCTGTTGGCGGCAGCGGGGGAGATCAACGCGGAGATCGACCTCGACACCGACGAAGGTCTCGCCGGCTGGCAGGTCGCGCTAGCCCAGGAAGTCAACCTCGAGCGGGCCGTCGAGCACTGGCGGCAACAGGAGTCCCCGTTCGGCCTGATCGGGCTGGGGGCGGAGCTGCCGGCGGAACGGACGGCCCGTGATAGCTGGGAGCGCCATGCTCATAAGCTGGCGCCGCTCAAGAGCCAATGGGGGCTTGCGTAGGTGCCGACCGCGACCCTCGCGGAGATCATGGACGCCCTCGCCGACCAGATCCGCGAAGCCGTCGACGACGTCACCGACGTCGACGTTCAGGTGGAGCCACGGATGCTTCTCGCACCCACCCCGCCCTGCATCGACATGTACCCCGCCGACCCGTCCACCGACCCCGACCTGAGGGCGTTCACGGACATGCTCGGCGGCGAGCTGATCGTGGTGCGCGCCCGGGTGCAGACCGCCGACCACGAAGCCGGCCAAGACCTCCTGCTCGCGCTGATGGACGACGAGGATGACCTCTCCATCGTCCAGGCGATCCAGGCCGACCCGACCCTCGGCGGGCTCGCGTCCACGCTGGACTGCCGGGAGCGGTCGGGGTACATCACGTTCATCGACAGCGCGTCGGATGCGGCGTTGTTGGGGGCGACGTGGCAGGTGGTGGTGGTGAAGGCGAAGTCATGACCACGCTGACCGCGACGCGGATCGGGCTGCAGGTTCACTGCTCCGACCCGGCATGTACGCAGTTCGCTTACCCGCTGCTCCAGCAGCTCTCCAACGGCTACGACGAGTGCGCCGTCCTCGACCTCCGCGGCGTCGACGTGTGGCGGGACGAGCACCGGACAGCGAGGAAGCGCGCCGACCGGGCAGCCCGTCGCGGCTACCGGTTCGGCCCCATCCAACGGCACGAGCGCGCCGACGAAATTAAGGCGATCAACCTCAGCACCCCGGTGCGGCAGGGACGACCGATGAGCGCCGGCTACCACGCCGAACCCACCAGAAGCCCCCTGCCGATTTACCCATGTCCTATGCATGGGGTGCACACGTATGGCGTTGAGACGGCGAATGGTGAGCTTGTGGCGTACCTGTGGGCGTACAGGTCGGGCGACCTCTGCCTCGTCAGCCAGATCCTCGGGCACGCCGACCACCTCGAGCGCGAAGTGATGTGGCTCCTCATCGCCGGACTCGTCGAAGCAGAATCTCCGCTTGGCGGGTACGCGGTCTACAACAGGTGGGATTCCGGGACTCCGGGGTTGCAGTGGTTCAAGGACCACGCTGGGTTCGCTCCGGTGATGGTGGAGTGGTCGGAGTGGTAACTCTCGACTCGATCCGTGCAAGCGGGTCAGCCCCATACCCGACAGAAGCGCTGGAAGGCAGCACCACCGCGCTCGTCCTGTTCGCCGCCGCCTTCCACGGTAAACAGGACGCCATCCACATCGCCGACGCCGGCCTCACCGCCACCTGCGTCGACACCGACGCCAAGCGGCTCGGCGAAATGGTGCTCGCCTACCCCGAACAGTGGGAGTACGTCACAGGCGACGCGTTCGAATACGCGCTCATCACCGAACGCCAATGGGACGTCGTCTCCGTCGACTGCCCCACCAACCTGTTCGACAAGTGCGAGGAGTGGCTGTCCGTCTGGACGATGCTCGCCCGCCGTCTCGTCGTGCTCGGCACCGACGATCGGATGCTCGAGCCACCCGACGGGTGGGAGCTCGTGGAGATCCGCTATCGGTCGGGGTTCAACGGCGGCACCTACTGGGCGGTGCTCAAGCCATGCTGAGAACAAGCGATGTCACCGCCTGCCTCGTCACCCGCGGCGACCAGCCGGAGATGATGGCGCGGATCCTCGACAGCCTCATCTTCGACTACGTGATCGTGTGGGACAACAGCGTCCGGGATGACCGGAAGACCGCCGGCCGCTACTACGCCACCCTCGAGGCCCGCACCCCCGTCGTCTACTACCAGGACGACGACGTCATCGTCCCCCGCGCCACACAACAGGCCTTGCTGGCCGCCTACGAGCCCGGTGTCCCCACGGCCGTCTACGGGCACGGCCTCACACCGGGCGGCTACGACGACCTCCCGCTGGTCTGCGGCGGCGCCCTCATCGACCGCGACCTCCCGTGGCAGGCGCTCGACCGGTATCTCGCCTACCACCCGTGCGACGACGGGTTCCTCTACGACTGCGACTTTGTCGCCGGGGTGCTGTACCCGTTGTTCAAGCAGGTGCGGTTGCCGTTCGAGATCGTGATGGAGGTGGCGCAGCACGAGTCGCGGCTCTGCAACCAGCCGTTCCAGAAGGACTTGAAGTTCGAGGTGGCGGAGCGGGCGCGACGGATTCGTGACGCGGTGAGGGTGGCGGCGTGAGGGCGCGGGAGCCGTTCCAGCCCGAGGACCTCCGCGAGCTCGGAGAGCTCTACTCGACGACAATGCTGGTCGTACCGATGGAGGATGTGTTCGATGGTGTGACGCCATCGGACGTGATCGGGCTCCGTCACGACTGCGACAACGTCATCGCCCCCGCAGTCCAGATGGCTGAGTGGGAATGGGAGCGCGGCTACCGCTCCACCTACTACATCCTCCACACGAGTCCGTACTGGCAGGAGAAGGACACGCTCCGGGCCGCCCTCGAAACCATCGCCTCCTGCGGCCACGAGATCGGCATCCACAACGACGCCATCACCGTCGCACTCGAGACCGGCAGGAAGCCAGCCGACGTCCTCTTCGAGGCGATCGAGGAACTCCGCGGCTACGGGCACGAGATCCGCTCTACGGTCGCGCACGGCAACAAGCTGTGCCGCGTCCATAACTACGTGAACGACGAGATGTTCGAGGAGTGCTTCCGCCGTGACTACGGCAACCTCTGGTGGCGGTTCAAGTTCGACACGACCCCGCTCGCCGAGTTCGGCTTGGACTTCGACGCGAACTGGCTCCCCCGCGGTGACTACCTCTCCGATAGCGGCGGCCAGTGGTCGCAGTCGTTTGAGGAGGTCGCGGCGGCGTTCCCGTCACGCGGCCAGCTGCACATGCTCGTCCACCCCGACTGGTGGGCGCAGGCGTTCACACCCGCTGAGGTAACAGCCTAGATGCCGTCCCTCTGGTTCTGTTGCCCAGCGTACGGGAGGGCGGCGCTCACCCGAATCTGCCTCACCCAACTCCGGCGCACCTGTGACGCGCTCGAACACGAAGGCATCCGCGCATCCGCCGTTGTCGTGGCCGACGACGAGAACCTCGACACCGCGACCGAGCTCGGGTTCGCCACCGTCCGCCGCAACAACACCTACCTCTCACGCAAGTTCAACGACGCAATCCAGCTCGCCCTCGACCCACGGCACAACCCGCACCCCGCCGACTACGCCGTCCCCATCGGCTCAGACGACTGGGTCGACCACCAACTCTTCCTCGACCTCCCCGATTGGGACACCATGGTCGGGTGGCAGCGATTGGCTGTCGTCCGTGAGGACGGGCAGGAGCTCGTCGCCCGCCACCTCAACTACCAGGGTGGCGCCGGCATCCGCATCTACCCACGGCAGCTCATGGAGCCGCTCGGGTACAGGCCCGCTGACGAGGACCGGGCCCGAGCGTGTGACACCAGCATCTTCACCAACCTCGTCCGGCACCACGGGCCGGCGATGCGCGTCGAGCATCGCGGCAGCCACGCATGCCAGATCGTCGACTGGAAGTCGCCGCGGGAGCAGCTGAACCACAGCGCCAGCCTCAGCATCCACCGCGGCGAGAGTCTCGGCGACCCGTATGAGGCGCTCGCCGACTGGTACCCGGCGGGGGCGCTCGAGGAGATGCGCGCCCACTACGCGGCGAGCCGGGAGCTGGTGGCGGCGTGAAGGAGATGGGCCGCTACCGGGTCGTCGGCCGGCGCGGCTACCGCGGCCACCTACCCGGCGCCGTGTTCGAGGCGTACCTGGATCCGCGGGCGGAGGCCCGGGCGATCGGCAGGGGCAGCATCAGCCTGCTCGAGCGGATACCGGCGGACCTGCCGCCGGGAAGCTATCGGCTACCGACGGGGTGGCCGGCAACGCAAGACGAACGAAAGGAAGTGAGGTAACAAGATGGCGAAGACCATCCTCCGGAACCCCGTTGTCACCATCGACGGGGACGACTTCTCCGACCACATCAGCGAGGTCACGATCGAGACGACCCGGGATGAGGTCGAGGTCACCGCGTTCGGTGCGGTCAACAAGGAGTTCCTGCCGGGTCTCGGTGACGCGACGATCACGATGACGGCGTTCCAGGACTTCGACTCCAACGAGCTGGACCAGAACATGTGGGTGCACTCGCAGGAGACGTCGCCGTTCGAGGTGACGGTGAAGCCGACGAACGCGGCGGTGTCGGCGACGAACCCGGAGTACTCCATGCAGGCGCTGCTGTACACGTACAACCCGATTTCGGGTGCTGTGGGTGAGGCGTCGACGACGGAGCTGGTGTTCCGGAACGCGTCGCAGACAGGGCTCGTCCGGGCGTTCACCTAGGCCGGTGGCGGCTG